ATTCAGGAACGCCACTGGCAGAAGTCAGGACAAGATCACCAGCAATCGCCACATCGGGAGTAACAAAAAAACCACCAGGAGGAATAACAACATCCACCCCTGTGTCATTTGCTGTGTTGATCGTTGCCTTAACGTTAATGCCCGTATCGTTGTTCTTAACCACTAACATCGTAATGCCACCAGAAAACATGGATAAATCAAATGTCTCCCCATTGTCATCACAATTGACCTCAAAGTGCATATACTCATCAGGAGTCAACGCATAAGCCGCTGGCTTAAACTTGGTCTTCGGAGTACTGTAATCCGAAACCTTAGAGTAAACGCCTTTGACTTCTAACTTTGCATAGTCGGCCATTACTCAGCCCCATGCTCTTCCAAGCAGGTAACAATGGCGTCCTTTAAGGATGAAACAAATTCCTCCTTATCGCCTTCTTTCGCGGCATCAAATGCAGATTCGGCAGACTCAGCAAAGGCTTCGCTGTACTCTCCACCCTCTTCTTCGTCTTCTTCGTCCCTGTAGTCTTCTTCTTCGTCCTTGACCTTACCCTTGGGGCCTTTACTACCAAGCATAATCGCAAGAACGTTTTTACCCTTCTTAGGCATAAGTCTCTCCAGAATAAAAACAGAGGGGCACTAGGCCCCCCTGTGTAATTAAGAACCCGCTGTTTCAAAACAGGCAATGAACGAAAAGTTGGCATCTACAAGAGCCGCAGTTTCGTCAATCGCCTCTGTTCGCACACAGATTAAAGTACTGTTAGCTTGAACATTGTGAGGGGTGAGGGTTAATGTAATATTGGTTGCCGTTGCGGTAGCCGCAGCAGACATTTCAAAAGCAGTAGCGCTTGTAATAGAAACAACATACGCATCTGTTGGAATACCGGCTCCTGAAACAGGCATCCCAGGCACAATCAACGTGGTTGAATCGTGCGCTACCGCAGTAGCGGTATCCGTTGTATCAACAGTACCGTCCGTAAAGTCTGTGGTGTCAAAAACACAAACATTGTCATTAGTTTCAGAAGTGGCAACAAAGGAAATTAACTTCACATAAGAGCGAGGAAACGTCAGGCCATAAAGCCCTGTTCCACGATCGTGAATGTAAAAGTCTTTTCCCGCCACAACAGCAGCAGTGCCAGTTCCCTGAACACGACCAGCTACGGTAATAATATTTTTACTATGATGAGAATTAAATCCACTCATGATATACTCCCTACGCTAAAGCTACGCGGCAGTTATAGCCGGGTGCCTTGCATAAAAGGTTTCCGTAATATCCCCATCGGTATTCTACGCCATCTTCATTAGCCTGACGAATGCCTTTGAGCCCATCAAAATCAAGAAGTCGTGGAGCAGCACCAAGAGATTTAAATTCCCAAGTATCCAATTGCAGCAAGTACGCAACTCCTGCTGGACAGTTGTGGTCTGCATAGACATCAACCATTCCAGTTGGAGTAGCAATGCTGATGCTAGAGAATCCAAATGAAGCAACCCGATCTTTTGGATCGTAGCGACGACGGTTATTAGTACTGGCCACAGCCGCACGACCTTCAAGGTCGAGAGCTAAAGCAGCCCAATCGGTGGGGTTCATAAAACAGGCGTCAGCACGACCACCCTCGCGGCCAGTTTTTACTGCCGCGTTGATAATTGTTTCCTGAACGCTACCTGCATAAGACTGACGCTGACCACCAAGACGAGTAGCATCTGCGGAACGGTCAACACCAAAGAATGATGTAGAAGTTACTGCCGAAGGAATCCACGAATCAATACCCGACATCTTAAGGTTTGAGCCACCATTGGCACCATCACCCTCAACATAAAGATGAAGATCAGCGTCATCGCCAGCGCCAATCGCCCACACTGCATCAAATGGAGTTGCAACAGTAAGCGTACCGGCCTCACGATCAATACCGGTAATTTCAACAGCGGCACCATTACTCTTAAGGGCTGCGCCATCAACTGCGGTACCCGCACAAATACGCATACCAACTTCAAAGTTTACGGCATCACCAGCGGCGGTAAGAGTGATAGTAAGCCCATCATCTCCAGCACTATCGTCCAACTGACCAATAGAACCCGAACCGCTTCGGTAAATATCACGACCCATTGCGCGAGACAGAGCGAGAAGCGCGGAGTCAGTTTTAGACTTCGCAACATCAAGCAAGGAACCTTCATTCCCATCTGCCGCTAGCAAGGTTTCATTGTCTACCGAAACAACTGCATAGTCCTTAACGCGAGTTACAACGAAATCTGATAACTTCGTTCCACTCCGATTATTCTGAGCAGTTTGAAAATTAGCACTACGCCCATTGGTTACGCCGTATTCAACTGCAAACGTTGCGTTACGTCCTGGGAATTTTGTACTTTTAGGAATCATGGCTAACAGAGGGTTATTCTGGTAGACCATATTTTCGACCTTCTTATACGGATACATGTGTTTCATGGCCGCATCGAAGTTCGTTAAATTAAAAGACGCCATAGCTGTCTTTCCTTTCTAATTTAAGTGAACAGTTTACCCTTCCAGAACTCATGAATCTCGTCATCGGACATATCCTCTACCGGAGTCTTGGTTGGTTGGGTTTGTAATGTATTGGACAATGTAACTTGCGACCGTCTGCCCTTATTCGATGCGTCTAATCCGTGATATCTTTTAAACTTTGCTATAATGGAAGGGTCGTTAAAGATAGTATTCTCTTTTTCAACCAGCCCATCTTCAATCATTTTAGCTGCCTCTGGAAAACTCAACTCTATTCCAGTTTTTTGGTGATATGCTGCAATCCCTTGTGCAATATCTTCAGCAGAACACTGCTCTTTTGTCAAAGGATAATCTTCTGTTGACCTCATGAAGTCATCAACTTTAGAGTAATACTCTTTTATAGCCCCTTCTTGTTGCTTCGCAGTAGCACTCTCTACTAGTTCTTGATCTCTCTTTTGTAATTCTTCCCTTAGTTGTTTTACCTGTTGTTCTGTTTGGGATAGTCGTGTCTCGTCAGAAGGATCATTAATCCCTGTAGATATCCTATTGGTCCAGTCAGAGAAGAATTCCATAGGGTCGATACCCTGGGACGCTAGAAACTCTTCAGGATTCTTCAGGAATTTATCTCTTAACTCATCAGACGAGGAAGCTACTACCTCTTTAGATGCAATCTCCTGCTCTCGTCTTTTTAATTCGATCTCTTTTTTTCGTTGTTGTCTGTCCTTCTTTACCTTGGATGACCAAGTATCTTGTTTCTTCTGTGGTTCTTCTTTCTTTTCTTCGACAACAGCAGGCTCTTCGATATCATCCCCAAAAAGATTGAAATCTGGTAGCTCTGGGTCTTCGCTTATTCCCGGAATATAATCCGACTCTACTGCTTCTGATGTTGTTTCTGATACTGCTTCTGGTGCTGCTTCTGACATCTATAACCCCATAGGTGTAGCCCCACCAGGCGGCGGCAATCCAGGCGGACCTGGAGGCATTGGTGGACCTGGAGGTGGTAACCCTGGCGGTAACCCTGGCGGCATACCGGGAGGCATTCCTTGCGGCATCCCTGGTAACCCAGGCGGCATCTCCATCCCCATCATCGCTTCTGGTGGTTGCGGTGTTTGTGCTTTATCCATCAAAGAAACAGCCTGTGCAATCCATCGACGCAAAAGCTCTAGTCTCTCTTCTGGAACTCCTTCTAGTTTTCCTAAATTATAGGACTGCTGGACACGCTCAACTCCAGCTTCACTAAGGCCATAAGGCTCTGGTGATCTGTATTTCTTCTTGTCAATCATGTCATCAATGGTCTTATCGATTAACTCGATATGAGCATTCTTAAGCTTGTTGCTTCTATCCAAGTCTGGAAATTCTAGTAACTGATGTGCTTCTTCTTTTGTGAACATGCCGTTCATGTGCATCTCGGTAACACTTGCTAGTTTTGCAGCAGGAGTCTGAGGAAGAGAACCAATCGGTTGAATACGCATCACATATTCATCTTCTTCCATGTTAACGTCTGCCCATTCAATTTTCTCTACTCCTGAGTTAGCAGTAAAGCTTATTGACATATACTCTTCGCCATCCTCTGTGGCGTCTTTTACCAATGCTATCAACTGCTTAGAAAGGTCAATAAAGACATCCTCGTAAGCTTGCCCCACTACCATGAACCGCTCGGATTCAATATCGGAGAACTCTCTTAGTGCTCGTCCAGATTCTAGACCAACAGGCTTTTTACTCTGCGCCGACAACTGAGAAATCCCCGTCATCTCATAAGCTTGATTAACAAGCCTATCAAGATGCTGAAACATTTCACCAGAAACAGAGCGAGGTACAAAGAATTGAGGTGGTGTTCCTCTATATCTGATTGCTCCAAACACTCTGTTATTAAGATGGGCGTTCACTATCTTGCTTGTTTCTTCGATAAAGACCTTTGGAGTAGCTAAGTGCATTTGTTCTTGGATCTGAGCAAGAAGCTTATTTACCTCTACTTGGATACCTTTTACTTCTTTAGCTAGACCATCCCCCCAGAACGAGATTGGTGATTCTGTCCATCTGACAAATATAAAGGGGAAGTAATCCTTNTCGTATTCCTCATCTAAAAGAGTAGTAGTGGCAATCGATATAACATGCCTGCCGTCNTTGGATTCAGGACCAGAAGGTAGATGCCACGCCTCATGGCACTTTATGAGGTCTGAATACTTAGTTTCTTCGNTNTTNCTGTCGTNANTCTCTTCNACAGCCTNAAGNATTTGATTTTTCTTCTTTGGAAACTTTGCTGCCAGGACATGACGGGAAACCATTTTAGTTTGAAATATTTGGCGAGGGTCGCCATGGGTGGCTTCTGCTCCATCAACAGTAAGCTCGATCATCGGGATTCTTTCAATCTTAGTCTTCCCGTGTTCCATCAGTACTTTAATAACTCCTGTACCGACAATACAAGCATCCAGGAATGCTTTTTGAGCAGTCTTGTAGGCTTTGGTGGAGTAGATCTGGCCCTGAATAAACTTATCCAGATTCTTCGCCTTGTTTCTCTGGGACCAATCTCCGCCATGGGTAAGGAATGAGATCCCTGGGCGATGCTTTGCTATTTTGGCAGTTGCAGCCTGACAGAGAGAATGAACGATATTGAAGGTCAGCCTCGGTCTGTTGTTCCTATACCTAAAGGAGTCATCCGAGCTGTGTAGTGGGCGACCACCATATAGCCCCATGTGAACATTAAGGTCATTATAAAAGTCGTGCTGGTCGTCCCGAAGGACGGTTATATACTTGTCTATCGCGAGGTGAGGATCTTTCTTCCCCTGCCACCAAAAGACATCATCATAAATACCATACATTATGAGCTAGCACTCCAGTATAACATTTCCTCATCAAAAGACACTTCGTCTTCTTTTGAGGGGTGAACATTTTCATTCTCTTCAGAAACATCTATCGGACCTTTAGCATAGTTATCCATAGAAAACCCGGAGTTTGCAACAGGAACCTTACCATTAAACGTCTTATGTTCAGAAACCGATGGGTTAGCTACCTCTATCTTTATGCCTTCTGTCTCATAACTGGTAACTCCAAACTTGGTTAGAATCTCTAAGAGCTTGCGTAATTTTCTTGGATCTTGCGACATATTCTCCACCTTGCTATTAGGCTAACTGTTTAATTTAATTAAAGAAGGCATCGGAATTTGCATAACCAACCCCCCACAAGTTCTCATCATGACCACTACTTTCTTCTTGCTCTTGTAATAGTCGTTCTTCTATCTGGTCTTCTAGCCGTGTGTAGTAATCACTTGTACCAAACTTTGGAGGTTTCTCCTTTGCCTCGTAGAGAAAGTGTCGAGATTCCATCCACACATACAGTGCCGCATCGCTCAAGTGGTTATCAAAACGCTTATCTTCTGAAGTACCAGCAAGATTAAATTGTAACTTGTCCCATTCGTCAAGAAGTTTCGACTCTCTCTTTACCTTAATCAGCCCTCTGGACAGGTCGCCATTCATCAGAGTGATAAGCCCAATCTTGTCTCCGCTCTTTTTAGCCGGGTATATGGGGAGAGAAGTCCTTTCCTTGAAAGTCTCTAGAACCATCCTACTAGCACCACCACCAGTATCGACAACGATCTT